ACAGCTTCAATAACTTTAACAGAAGATAATATCATTGGTGGTTATGTTTTATCAAGCCCAGATAAAAATTCTAAATTTAACAGAGTTATAGTTTCATATATTAATCCAGCAAGATCCTTTCAGGTAGATCAAGCACAGTTTCCACCACTAGACGATAGTAGTTTACCAAGTGCAGATCAACACTCGACAATGAAAACTGCTGATGGTGGAGTGTTGTTAGAGGGAAGATTTGAGTTTCCTACATTGACATCAACTTATCAAGCAGAGGAGATGGCAGAGATTATACTAAGAAGATCAAGAGAAGCATTAGAGTTACAAATCACAGCAGATTTTAATGCTTATGATTTAAGTATTGGAGAAATAGTAAATATAACACACGCATCATTAGGGTTTTCGTCTAAAGCATTCAGAGTTACTGCAATCACATTTAACGAAGATTATACAATAGATTTAAACTTAGTAGAGTATCAAGCATCACATTACACTTGGGCATCAAAACAGCAAGTATCATCAACACCAACTACAAATTTACCAGATGCGTTTGAAACCATTGATCTGTCAGAAGTAGTTAATTTTATGACATTATCAGATAGTATTGTTGAATATAATGATGGAATTATAATAGCAAAATTAACAATTGATTTATTACTATTAGATCAATCACTAGGTTTTGCTGGTGATGGATCAGAATTAGATCCACCAGATAGTTTTTTCGATTTCTTTGAAGTCGAATTCTCAGAAGATGGCGTTAATTTTACAACTGTTGGATCAGGTAAACAATCAAGATTTGAAGTATTAAATGTTAAAGATGGAACTACTTATACAGTTAGAGCAAGATATGTTAATACTGCTGGTGTAAGATCAGAATTTATAACACAAACTCATACAGTAGAGGGTTTATCAGCAAATCCAGCTAATGTTCAAAACTTTTCTATAAATGTAGTTGGAGATCAAGCTGTTTTAGCTTGGGATGCTGTAACAGATTTAGACCTTGCTTACTATGTAATAAAACATAATCCTAACACAACTGGTGCAACATTTATTAACTCTAAAAATGTAGTAAATAAAATTGCACGACCAGCAACTACAGCAAGTGTGCCTTATCAAAAAGGAACTTATCTAATCAAAGCCGAAGATAAATTTGGCAATCAATCTATTAAAGAAACTTTAATTGTATCGGATATTGAGCCTACTGCCTTTACAACAGAAACTACAATAAACGAACACACATCATTTTCTGGAACTAAATCTAATGTAGAAATTGTGCAAAAGAATTCTGTCAATCATATTGGTCTTACTGCAACAGGAACATTAGGAAATCCATCATCATCTGTACCAAGCACAGGAACTTATGACTTTACAAATACAATAACACTTCCAGCAATATTTAATGCAAAGTTTGAATCTAACGTACAACAAATAGTAGAAGATGTGGCACAGTTTATAGATACAGGAAGACCAAACAGTTCAACAAATATAGATAGTGGTAGCCCAGATCCCTTTGATGGAAAGACAGTTCAGAATAGTAACACAATATTACAAATATCAAAGAGTGATGATAATGTTACTTTTAGCTCATTCCAGAATTTTACTACAGGACAGTTTAGAGGAAGATATTTTAAATTTAGAGCTTTATTTACATCAGCAGA